CCACTGGAGACGATCAAGCCAGCGGGGAGCGTGTAAGCTACGAGACGGTCTGCGGCCAGGACATAGCACACGATGATGTGCTCTTTGGTTACGCCAGGCGGTGGATTGACTGCCCCTGGGCGGGCTTCCGCCATGAGATGAGCGATGAAGATGTGGCGGTGAGCTTCGGGCTGGAGTGGGTGGAGAAGCTGAAGTTCGACTACCCCGCCAAGGTGGACGAGGACGGCAACAGGATGAGCGGGCAGGGAGGGGAGGACGCAGAGGATGCGGAGAGGGGGAGTCAGAAGACCTGTGAGATCTGGGAGCTGTGGAACAAGGAGAAGATGGAGGTAGTGTTCTATTCAGCGAGTTACAAAGAGGGGCTGATCAAGAAGGTGCCCGATCCCCTCGGCATCAGTGGATTCTTCCCTTGCCCAGAGCCACTGCAATTCCTGCTCAAGCGGGACAAGATGACTCCGACGCCGATGTATATACTGTACGAGCAGCAGGCGAAGGAGTTGAACCGGCTGACCATGCGGATCAACAGGATACTGAACGCCCTCAAGGTCCGGGGCTTCTACGACGGCACGATGCAGGGGCTGCAGGAACTGCTCACCAAGGACGACAACACCTTCATCCCGGTCAAGCAGGTTGCGGCGCTGCAGCAGGGGCAGAACCTCACCAATAGCTTTACCTTCATGCCTCTCGGTGAGCTGATAACGGTTCTCCAGCAGCTCTACATGGCGCGCGAGCAGCTAAAGGGCACGATCTACGAGCTGACTGGCATCAGCGACATCATGCGCGGCGAGACAGTCGCGAGTGAGACGCTTGGAGCGCAGAAGCTCAAGAGCAACTACGGCGGGCAGCGGCTCTCGAGGATGCAGCGGTATGTCCAGCGGTATGCGCGAGACTGCCTGCGTATCATGGCGGAAATCGGGGCGAATCACTTCGCTATCGACACCTGGGCGTCCATGACCAACTTGGACTATGCGACGCCGCAGCAGGTGCAGCAGGCTATGCAGACGCAGCAGCAGCTGAATCAAGCCATGATGGCGATGCAGCAGCAGGCTGCGATGCAACCACCACCCCCTCAAGCGGGGCCACCAGGAGCTCCCCAGCCGGGCGCTCCGCCTCCCGGGCCGCCAGGTATGGCGCCTCCTGGTGCACCCCCGCCTGGTCCACCTCAGCCACCTCAGCCGCCGCCCCAGATGCAGCAGGCGATGCAGCAGGCACAGGATGTGCTGAGTAAGCCAAAGTGGCAGGACGTCTACACCCTGATACATGACAACATGCTCAGGGACTATCGCATTGACATTGAGACGAACTCAACGCTGAGCGCGGACACCGACGAGGACAAGCAGAACGTGACGGAGGCCGTCACTGCGATGAGCAATATGTTCCAGGCATTTGCGCCGGCAGTGGAGAAGGGCGCGATCACCATGCCAGTGATGAAGCAGATGACGCTCGCGGTAGTTCGTCGCTTCAACTTTGGCCGGATGCTGGAGGATGCGGTTAGCGCGATGCCGGATCAACTGCCAACGCCACCGCCCCCGCCAGGTACGCCGACGCCCGCTGAGATGCAGGCGAAGGAAGCGGAAGCGCAGCAACGCATTGCGGAGGCACAGCAGAAGGGGCAGCTGATGCAGCAGCAACAGCAGCTCGACGCCCAGAAGGCGCAGAATGACTCCGCGAAGATGGCCAGGGAAGAGGAGATGGCGCAGAAGAAGCACGCCCTCACCCTGATGCAGATTGACGCGAAGATGGCGGAAACGCAGATGAAGACGGAGGCGACGAGGCAGCAGGCAGGAGCGAGCGTGCAGACTGCGGCCATTCAGACTGCGGAAGCAGCGGCGAAAGCGAAGGATGCACAAGCTGCGCGCGACCAAGCGGCGAAGGATAGGAAGGCGAATCGTGCCTCTGTATGAATATCGCTGTTCCGCAGGCCACGTGTTCGAGCGGATGCTGCCTGTCGCGCGGTACCGAGAGCCGCAGGATTGTGCTTGCGGAAACCGGGCGGAAAAGGTTATTCTGCACGCTCCCAGGGTATTTGGCGACTACGAGGGCTATGAATCACCTGCGAGTGGGAAGTGGATTGAAGGGAAAAGGGCGCGTCAAGAAGATCTTGCCAGAACAGGCTGTCGCCCTTACGAAGATGGCGAAAAGGAGGCAGCGCAGAAAGCAACAGCAGCGTCGGAAGCGGAGCTTTCCCGTAGAGTAGATGCTGCAGTAGAACAAACACTGAGCGACTTGACGCTCTAACAGGAGATGGCAATGCCGGATGAAGAACTGCACCCAGACGTAGAACTCGGCCTGGAAGACCTCGGGCCGGAGGGAAATGAAGCGCGCGCGGCGGTCACTGACGATATCGCGGAAGCGGCGGGGGCGGCTCTCCCGAAGCCGGAAGGGGAGGAAGCTCCTGCGCCGGCGGAGACGGTCACGCAAGAGACGCCGCCGGTCAAGCCAGCAGAGGCGAAGCCCGCTGAGCAGCCCGCAGCCGCGCAGCCAGTTACCGATAAGGTGCCGGATACCTGGAGGCCGATGGCCAAGGCGGAGTGGGAGAAGGTGCCGCCGGTCGTGAGGCAGGAGATCATCAAGCGGGAGGGGGATGTAGCGAAGCTGGTCGCGGATACCAAGACGGATGTGGCGATCTCTTCGGAGATGAAGAGGATATTCGCGCCCTTCGCGCCGGCACTGCAGAAGTACAACGTCGAGCCGATCGCGCACATGGAGAACCTGCTGCGCGGGCACTACACGCTGATGTTTGGGAGCGACGCGGATAAGGCGAATGTGATGCGCAGCCTGGCGCGCGACTCGGGCATTGATCTTGCGAAACTGATTGATCCGAACGCGCCGCAGAGTACTGCGGTGAACCCCGAATTTGTAAGCGCCCTGCGTTTGCGGGACGAGAAGTTGGCAACGCTGGAACGGACTCTCACAGGCGTGACGACCGAGTTCCAGAGGCAGAGAGCGAACGAGCTTTCTCGTGACGTGCTTGCCTTCGCCGAGAAACATTCAGCCTTCTGGGATGTCGCTGACGATATGACAGCGCTCATCAATGCAGGGGCCGCGAAGTCTCTCGAAGAGGCGTATGAGATAGCGGAGCTGCGGAATCCGGTGACTCGAGCCAAGCGACTCGACTCCGAGAGGGAAGCAGCTGCGAGGTCTCAGGCCGTTAAGGATGCCGAGAAAACTGGCAAGGCGAAAGCTGCGTCAGCTACGAATGTCAGGTCGAGGGGCAACGCGCGAGCAGCTTCGCCCGAGGAGTCCCTGGACGACACCCTTAAGAACGGCCTTGCTGCGATCCGCGCGAGGCAAGCACACTAGGAGTAGCACATGCCCTCCCCAAATGCAACCTTTACGGAACTGGTCAGCACGACGTTCCGCAGGCACGGGAAGAAGTTCATCGACAACGTGTCGAAGAACAACGCCCTGCTGGCGTACGTCACTGCGAACGGCCAGATCGACACAGTCGCGGGTGGACTGTCGCTCGTCACGCCGCTCGATTATGCTGAGAACTCGACGTACCAACGGTACAGCGGGTACGACCTGCTGAACGTCAGCCAGTCCGATGTGCTGTCGAGCGCAGAGTATCAGTGGCGCCAGATCGCGATCAATGTCGTCGCGTCAGGTCTCGAAATGCGGATCAACAAAGGCGACACGCAGATCATCGCGCTCGTCAAGTCCCGTATCAAGAACGCCATCCGCACCTTCAAGAACAACTTCTCGGTCGACCTGTACAGCGACGGCACGCTGACGAACCAGATCAACGGCTTGCAGGCGCTGGTGAGCGACACCGGCACGGGAGTCGTCGGCGGGATCGACAGCAACGCTTTCCCGTTCTGGCGCAACAAGGTGCAGAGCGCGGCCGCACCCTTGCAAGGCGGTGGCGCGATCGTGCCAAGCGGCACGACCATCGAGTCGCTGATGTTGCCACTCTACCTCGCCCAGACTCGGGCGGACGATCAGCCGAACTTGATCGTCATGGCGAACGACTACTACACCTTCTTCGAGCAGTCGCAGACCTCGATCAAGCGCTACACCGACACGCAAAAGGGTGCAGCCGGGTTTGTGTCGCTGAAGTACAAGAAGGCCGATGTGATCTTCGACGGCGGCAGCGGCATCCCCAACAGCCACGCCTACTTCCTCAACACCGACTACATCAGCATCAAGGTGCACGAAGATGCGAACATGACGGTGCTGGACGAGGCGCGCCCCTACAACCAGGACGCCGCGGTGATCCCGGTCCTCTGGATGGGGAACCTGCTGCTCAGCAACCGTTCCCTGCAAGGGGTGATGAAGGCATAGTCCGAACGGGATTCGGGGACGAAATCCGAACGGATGATTACCAGTTAGGAGAATTGAATGTATGCATCCACTGATGGGACGCTTGGTCTCCAGGCGATGAATGATGTGTTCACCCCAGACCTGACGCAACGTCATGTTCTGGGTCAGCTCGCCACAGGGGTCGATCCCTACTTCGGCTTCGGCGAGTTCGTGTATGGCAAGGCGTTCGCGGCGATGGGCCCGGGAAGGCTGGTGTTCCAAGACAACGCCTTCCTCATGACCGACCTGCCGAACACCGCCAACATGGGCAGGCCGGTTGCCGTCGCGCGGGCGAACTTCGCGCAAAATGCGTTCGGATGGTTCCAGATCGGGGGAATGTGCCCGCTGCAGACCGTCGCGTCGATCGCAGTCGGAGTCGCCATCGGCATTGGCGGCGCGGCAGGACAGGCCAACGCCAACGCTGCGGGCAAGCAATTGCTCAACGCGTACTGCGCCCAGCCGAGCACCTTCGCGGTGAACAAGAACTGCTCCACGCAGAACGGTTCGCCGGTTGTGCAGGTGGGAAACCTCGACGGCCTGTTCGTGGGCCTGACCGCGAGCGGGACAGGCATGAGCGGGGTAATCCAGTCGCTCAACCCGAACGGTCGGGAAGTGACGCTCTCCGCGAACTGCACGGCAACGGGGGTGACTCCGGGCGCGTTCACCTACACCGGCTTCGTTCTGGCATTCATCAGCCGGCCCTTCGCACAAGGCGCTATCACCTAGCGCGCAGTTGCCTCCTTCCGGGGGAGAATGTCAGCTTCCCCGGATCTTTTTCCTTAACTATAACAGGAGTTGGATATGCCAGCCGTTATGCAAGATCGGCCGCCGTTGGTGCGGTTCGAAGTGAGAGCGGTGGAGAAGCGAGATGCAGTCGGCACCCGCACGTTCATCGACACCGACTTCGCGCTGATCACGCCTCAGGGTAGCAAGGAGGTCGTCGAGAAAGTGGTGGAGGAGTGGTTCGCCCAGCTCGACAAGTCGGTTGAGGATGGGCGCTTTAACCCCCTGTGGCTTGACGCCTTTCGCAGCTATCATGCGAAGTGGAAGAAGGGGGAGGAGGTGCCCCTGAACGGCTTTGCCATCAAGAACTGGCCCAGCGCGAGTCCCGCGGAAGTGCGCATCCTGCTCAGCAATGGGATCCTGACGGTGGAGGATCTGGCCGCGGCGAACGAGCAGATGAAGATGAGCATTGGCATGGGGGCTGTCAGCCTGATTCAGCGCGCCAAGGACTTTCTGGAAGCGAAGAACGACCAGGGGCCGCTAGTGGCGCGGCTGGACGCGATGCAGTCTACGCTCACCAGGATCGAGTTCGAGAACAGGGAGTTGCGCGACGAGAACTCCCGGCTGAATGCTGCACTCCAGGTCCGCGAGAGGGGGAATATCGGTCCTGCGACACCTCCCGTGAGCTTGGAGGAGCGGCTCGCGGAGGCGCAGTCAAAGGGTCCGGACGTTCGCGAGCTGGTAGACGCGACGATTGACGAAGCACTGGGAGCGTAACGATGGAAATGTCCCTTCTTCAGATCGGCATAGAGTTCTGCAAGAGGAAGGGACTTCCCGTCCCCACGACAGTTGCAGGGGCGACCGACGACACGACAGTGCAGATATGGGGGCTGCTGAACGAAGGGATTCAAGACGTCTGCGATCGCTACAACTTCCAGCAGTTGCAGAATCGCTACACCTTCGTCCACGCGGGCGGACCTAGCTACCTGGCGTTCGACTTCTCCGTCGCGGGGAATCTTCCCGGCTGGAAGTTCATGATCCAGGACACGATGTGGTGCTTGACGGACCGCATTGACCTGGGCGACCCGCTGTCCATGCGGGAGTGGCAGAGGATTGTCACCATGCAGTCGGGGGGTGCGAAGTACTGCTGGACGATGTACAACAATCAGCTGTATATCTTCCCCACGCCGACGAACCTGGCGGGTACCCAGTTCAGCTTCATGTGGCAGTCCAAGTTCGGCGTGAGTGATGCGGGAGCGAACTTTGAAGTCTACATCACTGACGCATCGACGCCCCGGCTGCCTTCTTACCTGATCCTGGCCGACCTGAAGTGGCGGTGGGGAGCGGCGAAGGGACTGCCGTATGCGGAGGACCAGAGGATTAGCGAGTCCATGCTGATCAACGCGGTCGGGCGGTCGCCAGCGCCAGAGATTGTGCTCGACCAGGAGACATATGAGGAGATCGGGCCGAGGCCTGGCATCATGGTCCCCGCCGGTAGCTGGAATGTGAGCTGATGCGTACAGCGCTGCAGCAGTCCCGCAACAGAGAGATGCTGGGTACCGTCCAGGGTGCCCACATGCCAGCGCCGGTCGGCGGCTGGAACACGCGCGATTCGCTGGCCGAGATGCAGAACAGCGAGGCGAGCGTGCTGGAGAACTGGTTCCCGCGCGCCAGCGAGGTAGTGCAGCGTGGGGGGTGCATCGACTACTGCGTCGGGATGACAGGGAATGTGCGGTCCCTGTTCGACTTCTCGCCCATTGGCGCGGCAGGCAAGCTGTTCGCCGTCACGGATGCAGGCGTATATGATGTGACCGCGGGAGGGCTGGCGAATGTGCTCTCGCTGGCGCTCACCAACGGCTACGTCAGCACCGTCGCCATCACCAATACTGGTGGTACGTCGTTCCGGTTCCTGTGCAACGGCACTGACCTGCCCAAGCTGTACGATGGCACCAGCTGGACGACGCCAGCGATCACCGGCATTGCCAGTCCTACGACGCTGGTACACTGCTGGCTCTCCAAGCATCGGATATTCTTCATCGAGAACAACTCGATGAACGCCTACTACCTGTCGATTGACAGTATCCAGGGGCCGCTCGGCAAGCTCCCGCTAGGGAACCTCTTCCACAAGGGAGGCTTCCTTATGTCGGGGGTGAGCTGGACCCTGGACGGGGGTGATGGGCCGGATGACTACTGGTGCGTTGTCACCAGTGAAGGCGAGATCGCCGTCTACAGTGGAACCGACCCGACGAGCGCCAGCGCGTGGGGCCTAGTTGGCGTGTACTTCGTCGGGCGGCCCCTTGGTAGGCGGTGCTTCGTCAAGATCGGTGGCGACGTAGGCGTGCTGACGGAGAACGGGCTGTTTCCGCTCAGTAAGATCCTGACCTCCGGCGCAGTCAACTTCGCGACGGCGTACAGCAACATCATCCAGCCAACCTGGACCAACGCAGTTGCCCTGCGCGGCATTACTGGCGTCCTCGGCTGGGAAGCGTGCGTGTATCCAGCGTGGGATGCCTGTCTGGTGAATGTCCCTGCGACTTCCGCATACGGCGCGTGGCAACAGCTAGTGATGAACACAGTCACTGGCAAATGGTGCAACTTCATCGGGTGGCAGCCGCGGTGCTTCTGGGTCTTCCAGGGCGACCTCTACTTCGGCATGGCCGGTGGGAAGGTGCTGAAGGCGTGGGACTCGGAGAAACTGATCCTCGGCGATAACGGGACTGACATCACCACGACAGTTCACACCGCCTATAACTACTTTGGGTCGACTTCGCGGCTGAAGAAGCTGGCGCTCTTCCGGATGCTGCTGTCCTATAGCGGCGCGATCGACACAAGGTGGGGCATCAGCAGCGACTTCGCCGACGCGGTTATGTCGTCCTTCGTGCCCCGAACGTCCAGTACAACGGCCGCCGGAAGTGCGTGGGATACCTCCACCTGGGACGTCTCGCCGTGGTCCCAGGACATTCAGCGGTACAAGATTTGGCGTTCCTCTGCCCACGTGCCGGGCTATGCTCTCTCTTTGTGGTTGCAAACTATCCAGAATACGGGTACTCTATCATGGGCGGGAACGGACTTCCTGCTCGACGGAGGCGACTATCTGTGATTGTCGGCCCAGAAACGAAGGCGCAACATGACTGGCTGCGGTATCTCTTCAAGGAAAAGGGCAATATCCACCTCACAGGGGACGCCCATATCCTCGCTTGGCTGCGCGAGTTCCAGCCAGCGTGGTTGGTGGCGTATGATGGATGGCTGGGAACGACTTGCCAGATGCATATGCTGGGACTCCAGCCGTATGTCCCCAAGGCATTACGGTTTGCCGCGTTCAATTATGCCTTCAACAGGATTGGCAGGACTCGAGTCTTCGGGGTAGTAAACTCGCACAATGTGCGGGCGCTAAGGTTTGATCGGTGGCTGGGCTTCAAGGACCTCGTGACCGTCCCAGGGTGTCACGACGACGGCGGTGATCTGGTGATACTGACCATGACCGCAGAGGATTGGCGAAATGGGCAAGAGCTCTTCCCCTCCAGCACCAGACTACGCCACCGCAGCGACACGGCAGGGCGTGGAGAACAGGGACACAGCGATCGCGCAAGCGAACCTGAACAACCCGAATATGATCACGCCTTACGGGCAGTCGATCTACTCGGGACCGAATGACGGCAGCGGGCGTGGCACGATTACTCAGACGCTATCGCCGGCGGAACAGGCGAAGCTGGATGCTAGCAACCGGATTCAGTCGGGGTCGCTTGGCATCCTGGAGAGCGACCTACCCAACATCCAGAAGGCACTGAGTGGTGACTTTGGCCTTTCGGGGAGTGCGCTTTCTGGCTTTGACCCCAAGTATGCGATTGGGACGACGCAGACACAACTGGGGGACGCTGGTCCTATTCAGAAGGCCCTCAACTTTAGCGGTGGGCCGGGAATGCCTGATGCGAGTGATGCGACCCGTCAGGCAGTCACCAACGCGCTGTACCAGCAGGGCTCTCAGTACCTGGACCCGCAGTTCAAGGACAAATCGGATGCGCTGACGGCGCAGCTGGCGAATCAGGGCATTACTCCCGGCAGCGAGGCGTACGACCGGGCGCAGCAGCAGCTGTCCCTGCAGAGCCAGAAGGCGTACTCTGATCTGGGGAATACAGCTACGTCTGGTGGCATCGACGCCATGAACAAGATGTTTGGCATGGGTATGTCTGCGCGGCAGGAAGGTGTGGGGGAAGAAGAGGCAAAGGGCCAGTTTGCCAACTCCGCGCAGGCGCAGCAACTCCAGAACCTGTTGGCGGCGCTGCAAGCGAACAATGCAGGGGTGGGGCAGCAAGCCAACATCGCTGCGCAATCCACGCAGCTGCAGAATCAAGCCCGGCAGCAGAATTATGCTGAGTACGCCCAGAATCGAACCATGCCGATCAATATGCTGAATGCGCTTCTCAGCTCAGGGCAGGTGAACAACCCACAGTTCCAGCCCATTACGCCAACCTCCATTGCCCCTGCCCCAATCATGGCTGGGACGCAGATGCAGGGCCAGGCGAATGCAGCGGGACAGAGTGCGAATGCTGCGCAGAGTGGGCAGATGATGGGTACGATAGGGACCATTGCAGGGACTGCATTGATGGTATTTTGATTGATGAACCCCTTCGAAACCGTTGATATGGCCTATCTGGCGGCGGTCACCGACCAGTGTGTGGGCTTGCAGCATCGACTGCTCCAGACGCACAGGCTGGGGAAGGATTACGTTCACGTTTACGCGCTGCTGCAGCTGCTCAACCCACCGCAAGGAGCCGTGATCCTCGACGCTGGCTGTGGAGTAGGCGGTGTGGCCGACCTGATGCACTCGTTTCGGCCGGACTTGCAGTTCTTGATGGTGAATGTCAGCGCCCGGCAGCTAGACTACTGCCCGAAGGAGGCTGGCGTGCCAGTGCAAGGAAGTTGCCACAACTTGCCTGTGAAGACGGCAGCGTGTGACGCAGCTATTCTCCTCTGCGCCATGTGCAATATGGATATTCCTGTGGCTTTGGGGGAGATTGCGAGGGTGCTGAAGCCCGGCGCGCCGCTCTTGGTAGCTGACGTGGCTCGAATATCGGGGGATAATGAGCAGTGTCTAAAGTTGCTCTATATGCATGCCTTTCCGCTCGAGCAGATCAATGCGTGGGCGGCTGATGCAGGCTTTCGATTGGACTATTACAAGCAGCCACTTAGCGATACGACTGTTTTTGAGAGTTTGTTCGAGGACAAGCAGTTGTTTCATGACATTTTCCGCCACCTGCGCTATACTATCTGGAGGTTTGTTAAGTGATGTATAGCGAGTACTTCGAGCGGCACAGCAAGGTCGCCCTGCAATTCAGTGGGGGGAAGGATAGCTGCGTGCTGTTGCATCTGTTGGAGCCGTATCTGGACCAGCTTACTGTTGTCTGGGCGAACAGCGGCGACGCCGCGAAGGAGACGCTGGACCAGATGGCTCGGGTGAGAGATCTGGTGCCGCACTTCCTCGAAGTCAAGTCGGATCAGCCAAAGCAGATTGACCAGTTTGGGTATCCGACTGACATTATGAGCATCTGGGACTCCATGCTCGGGAGACAGCTGGACGAAACCCGAACGTACAAGCTCCAACCTGCCATTTCGTGTTGCTGGGAGAACCTCTTCATCCCCCTCTACGACGCGATGAAGGAGGGGGGCTTTACCCTGGTGATCCGGGGACAGAGAGATGCTGAAGCGAAGAAGGCCCCGATCCGGAGCGGCGAGTCGGAGCACGGAATCGAGTACTGGTTCCCGCTCGAGGACTGGACGGACGAGAAGCTCTGGAAGTACATCACCGACGCGAAGATCGAACTGCCCACCAACTACGGCGTCTTCGACTCGTCCATGGACTGCCTGCGGTGCACAGCGTACTTGGAGGAGAACCAAGGAAAGCTGGGGTACCTGAAGCAATACTATCCTGCTGCGGCGGCAGAAGTGGCGATGCGTCTGCGGTACATCCGCAGCTCCGTCCGCGCCGAGCTGAAGCACATTGAGGAGGCGCTGGAAGACTATGCCTAATGTTAACCTGAACGCGCCCTCGCCGGGACTGCCTCTGTCGGTGCAGCAGGCACAAGCAGCGCAAGCCCAAGCGATGGCCAACGCGCTGATGGCCCAGTCCATGAAGGACGAGAGCCCGGTTATCCATACTGGAGGTGGCAATCCCTTCGCCCGCGACGTGCCTAACTGGGGGGATGCGATCTCCAAGGTAGTGAAGGCGTATGGGTCGGGTAAGATGTCCTCGGACGCGGCGACACGGCAAGGAGAAATCGCCGACCAGTACCAGAAGACTCTGTCGAATGACACTTCCAACGTGGTGGACCGGATCTTCCCACAGGAGCAGCCCGGTATTGGCCCACCTTCGCCAGATGGGACTCCAGCGCCCGCCTTCACCAACGCTCGAGACATTCCTGGGGCGATGAAGGCAGGAATGGGCAGCCAGATTCCCGAAGTTCGTACGCTGACGGAGGCGCTGCTGAAGAAGCAGGTCGAGGGGATACCAACTGACGAAGCCATTCTCAAGGATTCGGACAAGTACGATCCTGCGGGGGTGGCGGAGTTTCGTCGGACGGGTAATGCGGCAGCTCTTATCGGCCGGGGCAAGTCGAACTTCGTGGAAGGGGTCCATGTAGGCACTAAGGACGCGAATGTTGTTGGCGCGCCAGCAGCGGTGGTCCACTACAAGCCGCCTACGATTGACCCGAACACGGGTCTTCCAGGGCAAGAGCAGGCGGAAACTGGTAAGGTCACTGCAATGTCCGGCGGCAACCTTACTCAAGCCAGCACTCTCGCTAACGAGGTCGGGAAGGCGGAGGTTGCGCAGCTAACAAAGGGCCGAGAGGAGTTTGTCTCGGCAGGAAATGCTGCGAAGAACATCGTCAATATGCAGGGGCTGATCAAGGGCATGCCTGACAGCGCGTTCGGGGCGGGAGCGGATATCAAGCAGGGGGTGAATAAGGTACTGGAGGCGATTGGTGCCAAGCCTGCGCCTCTCACTGCGAAGATGGACGAGCTTCGTTCCATGGCTGGCAACAACATGATCGAGCGGATACGGGCGCTGGCGCCTGTGACGGAAGAAGATGTGAAGTTGATGAAGGGAATCGTAGGCAGCGAGACGAACACGAAGGTGGCGCTGCAAAAGATCCTGGAAATTGCATCGGATTCGGCTGTTCGAGCCAGAAGCCGCCATACCGAGTTCGTGAAGAGCTTCGCGAAGCATCCAGGTGTGCAAGCGGATGCGGGGTTTGAGGAGCGCTGGGCGCCGAGCGCGGTTATCACGCCTTCCGCCTCGTTTACGGGGGATCAGCCGCCGACGGGGGATACGGGACGGCCTCCGCCCCTTGACTGGAACAACTACCCACCAAGGTAGCCATGGATACCCTCACTGTCGGCACTGAAGAAGCGCCCAAGACCTTTGATATAACGCTGCCTGATGGCAAGACCGTTATACACAACGTTCCTGTGGGGACTCCCAGGGAAGAGGTCATTGCCCGCGCGACAGCGATGGGGTGGAAGCCCGGTCCGACCACCTTTCAGAAGGGTGTGGGGATTGCAGAGGCGGGAGCGACGGGGGCACTGAAAGGGGCGATTTCGTCGACGATAGGCCTGCCGGGGGATTTGGCTGACCTTGGCCAGCTCGGCGCCAACAAGCTGGGCTTCGATGTTCCGGAGCCGACAGGGGAGGGCTTCTTCCCCCGCAGCCACGATATTTACGCCAAGCTACCGGAATTGCACAAGCCAGCTGACCTCACCGAGCAGGTTGCGGAGGGGGCAGGTGCTGGCGTTGCGTCGGTGGTAAATCCCTTCGCACCGTTTGGCAAGGGGAAGCTGCTGACCAAGGGTCTTGCCCTCGCAGGAGGTGTTGGCGGGGGTGGAGGAGAGCTGGCGGCGAACTGGCTACCGAATCATCCTGATGCAGCGAGAGCCGCTGCGTTCCTTGCCGCCCTCTCCCCTGCCGCCTACACCGGGTTCCGCAAGCCAAATGTAGTGAGGTCCGTGCAGGATTACGTTAACGAGCTGGGGCCGGAGGGACTGCAAGCTGCGGATACAGCGAGGAAGGAGGCGTCGACTACGCTGAACGTGCCCACGCTCCTGTCACAGGGCACCCCAGGTAAGACCGCGCTGTCGTCGATCGTGGACGAGCTGAAGAAAACGCCGATGGGAACAGACATCCGACGGGTTCTCGACGTGCAGCCGAAGGCGGGGCAGCAGAAAATTGATGATCTGGTGGCCGCGCTGAGCAATAAGCCGGTGGGCCAGCAGACTGCGAACGAGATTGCGGCGGCGGGGAAGGTAGCGACGAGGGTGGCAGACCCACTGGATGCGCTGTTCGGTGGGGGCGAGAAGGCAGGCTTCAACGTGACGCCCAAGACGGACGCGACGGCGGTGTCATTTCCTGAGAATATGACCAAGTCGGGCATCGGCAACTACTCGACGATGGGACAGGTGCTGAGTGACTCCACCAAGTACGGCCCCGCGGACGTTGCGAGGGTGGCTGATGACCTCAATAAGGTTGACCCGACGGCGTTCCCCTCGCTGGTCAAGCACAAGTTCTCTGCGGCTAGTGGTGAGGCACAGAAGGCGGTAGAGGGACGAGTTCCTCCTACTGCCCCGGCGCAGTTCGCGGAGGATGTGGCGGGGGCAGCAAATACGCCGAAACGAGCGAACTTCGAGGCGACAATGAAGGGAGTGGCGCGGGCGCATGGACTGCCGGAGGAAGAAGCGGCGAAGGGGGCGGTGAAGTTTGTGGAGGCCCTGCAGCTAATCGGCCGGGATCAAGGTGGGAGTGGGCTGAGCGGAATGCAAAGGGAATCCGGAACGAACATCTGGTCCAAGATCCTGAAGTCCCTTAGCTTCACGCCTGCGCAGAGCACGGCCACTACGATTCAGCAGGGCGTTCAGAGGAACACCTATAGGAAGCTGGCGGAAGCCATGACTTCCGAGGATGGAGTAAAGACGCTCATCAAGATCGCGCGCTGGAGCCATCCGGAACAGGCCGCCATTACCACTGCTCGAGGTCTCATCGCTACCAGCGCGGATGTAGCGGCCCAGAGTGGTGATACGCCAGTGGTACAACCGTAGTGCGAACGGAATTCACGGTCGAAACCCGAACGGACAATACCCATGCCTTATAACGGTGCAGGTGTCTACACAGTCCCCGTCGTGATGGTGGCTGATGCGGCGAGTGGCGTCAAGATCCTCGCGAGTCGGCAGGATACGAACTGGAACGATGTGGCGGCGGCGCTGAGCCTCTGCTTGACTCGCGACTCGCAGGGGAAGCCCTCCCAGGACTGGGACGCGAACGCGCACAAGGTCATCAACCTCGCGCCGGCGACAGCTCCTGCCGACGCGGTGCCGCTGTCACAGATCAACCTGTTGGCGAGCGACTGGATATTTGAGACGAACAACGTCATTATTCAGTCAAGCAACCAATTCAAGGTGCTAGGCGTTGACAGGACGGCGACGTATCAGCCTGGCCGCCGCGTGAGGATCAACCACAACTCAGGTGGAACGACCACCTACGGTACAGTGTTCTCGAGCAGCTTCGCTACTGACACGCTGGTGTCCGTCACGCTCGACACAGGTATCCTGTCGCCAACCATCACTGGCGTCTACTACGGCATCATCGCGCCTGGCAATCGGTCCTCGCTCCCGACCAAGTCGGCGGTGCTAGTGACGATGACAGGGGGAGGTGCTCTCACTTCTGGCGCCATCTACATTCTCGGCGCGGCAGCTCCGTTCGCTACTACCTCTGTCGTCGCGGATGTGCTCGGCGAGATGGCCGCGGGGGTGTTCACTGCGAAGCAGCCGGGGCTGTACGCTGTGGACTGCCAGATCAATACCCTGCGGAATGGCTCGACGGTTACGGCGGACGGTCAGTTCGGCGTCTACGTCAACGGAGCGGCTGTGTACGGTCCAGGGGCCTTCCTCTCCAACTACTCCTCGATTCAGCAGTCCACCGGCACCTTCAATACCTTGGTCTACATGAACGCAGGAGACCAGTTAACCGTCCGGACACTCAACCCGATTGGGTTTACTGGTGGTCCACAGTCGGTCGGCAATTGCTTCATACGTGTCATGAGGGTCGGCTGATGCCGATGCCGGTTCCTGCGTCGAAGCCGCTGGGACGCGCAGTTCTAGCGGCGAATCCGACGCTGTCAGATATCGTCGTGACGCCGGTGGGAGCCCAGGCGAACTCCATCACGGAGATATACTGCCTGTGGGTGGCCAACACTGACTCCGTCCCCCACGCTGTTATTCTTCGCTCTGGTGCAGGCGTACTTGTCGC